GCGACCAATATGCGCCTTCACGGGCGCATAACCGGTTATACTTAGCGATCGCTGAGTGATGTCTGGGATCCGCTTTCGAAACGGGCTACACTCCGCAGCCAGACATCCTATAAAAACTGATATAGAGAGGCTAGAGCACCGTGGCTCAATACGTCTATACCGTAATGAGCCTCTTTTTGTCATACCTGCTCAATACTGCTTATATTATGTTTTTACTGAGTTTTTTATCTTTCAAGAAAAACCCACTCCCGCTCAGAAACCCCCATTTTTGCACTATCCATGCCCCATTTATGCCCCATTGGATCGCTGAGTATTGAAAAAAACACTCATCCGAATATACTGTATAAAATCACAGTAAAATTTAGGGGTGCATAAATGTTCGTAGAACTCGTATTTGATAAACGCAATGTGGCAGAGCTTCCTGGTGCTGCTGAAATGATCAAGGCAGAACTGACCAAACGGGTTCACGGTATTTTTCCTGCCGCTGACGTTCGTGTGAAGCCGATGCAGGCAAACAGCCTGAACACCGACGCCAGTAAAAGCGACAAAGAAAAGCTGAACCGGATGCTGGAAGAAATGTTTGAAGAATCGGATCAGTGGCTTGTCACTGATGTCTGATGGGCAGTCTTAAAATAAATGGCAGGCAGATTTTCCTTCTGACAGAAAACGACCGGTACCCGTCACCAACGATCAACAGCCCTCCCATGTTCGCCTTACGTGAGGATGAAGAAGGTAAGTTCTGGGTCTACTTTCTGCATAAAGGACGCTGGCCACTCATATCAGAAACTCCATTCACAACCCAAGGAAAAGCTGTTGAGGCTGCGATGGATTACGATTATTACAAACTTTTTAAATAGCCGGCATTCACTCCGGCTTTTAAATTTATAGTTCTACCTGTTCAACTTGCCCCCCATTGGTCAGAAGTTCCTGCTCATCTGGGGTCGGCTCTTCAACAACTTCCCGCGCAGGCATTTCAAGCCGCAAATCAATCCAGCGCCCATCAGGGATATCTATCGGATCACCGGCCACAATCGCGGCAGTATCGATGTCAAAGCGGCGTTTGCTGACCTTCACATAGATTGTGCCATCCTTACCGGTGCTGCTTTCCACAAAGCACAGGCGGTTTCCGTTCACATCTTGGGGCACCTCAATATTCCAGCCTTCCTCAGCGAAGCCCAACGAACCGGTGACCTTGTAGACCCCGATAGAAACCCGCTCAGCAGTCACCCCCTCAGCCTCACGGTTCACCGCTACGCTACCCGCTAACGAGAATCCGTCCAGGTAATCATCTGTCATTTTTTCAGGTGCGCCAGATAGCCTGGCAATAGGCGATGCTTTCTTGATGAAGCCGTTACTGTCTACCGTCGTATTAGCCTCAGACCAGAGCCAAATCCACGGAGTGAACGTTGTCCCGTTCCAGCTGCGTAGGGCAACCTTGCCGACGTGAGCGGCGCTTATTCCGTATCCGTAGCAAGTTTGCACCGTTCGATAACTATCGTCGGTCCCTGTCTGCGTTACTGCCCACGACCGCGTATCCAAGAAATGGGTGCCAGTATCCTTGAACGGATTACCTATCGGGTCAGTGGACACATAACCACGCCGGCTTTGCATCTGCGCGTTAAAGTTACCTTTGGATGCCGCCGTGACGCCTTTACTCAATCCCCAGTCTTTGATATTTGAAATATCGTTCACCGTAGGAAGGTCGGATGTGCTGAATAACCGCGACCACACAACAGTTGAAGGCGCGGCAGTGTTTGAGCTACCGACCCATGCCTGCCGCGAAACAGACGTGGCCAAATACGAGCAAGATGGCCCACCGTCTATAGGTAGCGTTAATAATCCGCCACTGGTGTTTGCGGGCCTGTTCGCCGTCGCGTTTGTGAATCTTTGGATTGAGGACTTATTATCTTTGGAAAACGCATCAGCAGCATGGAGCGGGCCAGAGCCAAACCCAGCCGCAACTACTGGTTTAACGTTATCAGCAGAGTTTTGTTCACTGACCTTTGCCGCTGCAGCGGATTTTGCTGCATCAGCTCTCATGGCGTCAACGGTTTGAATAATCTCTGGCGTGATGTCGCTTTCACCAGGACGGCGCAGGAAATCATTGAGCGTACCCGGTAGTGAGTCCGTATAAACCTCTATCGTGCCGACGCGCTCAGGCTGGGCACCATAGACAGAAATAATAACTTCATAGACGCCAGGCTCAACATTAAGCGAATACCGGCCAGTGTCGTCGGAAACAGATTGTGACTTTGCCAGGTTAAGCACCGTTGACGATGTTTTCAAAGATCGCATCGTAATGGTTACACCAGTTCGAGGATCGCCATAAGGTCCTTTTAATACACCGCTAATAACCGTCATATATTAACTCCAATTATAAAATCCGTTTCGAACGGACCGTGTAGATAACGTATGTAATTATTTCACTCAACATCAGGTTCATTAAATGGTTGTGGAATTGAGTCGTCAGGCACGTACTCAGCACACTGGCTATTTGGAACGTTCAAACGAACCATTAAAAACTTACCTTCCGGAATGTCGATAGGATCACCATTATTGTATCCCTCAACATTATTCTGTAGTTCAGGGATTGGGCATTCGTTAGTTCGATGATAAGTCTTAAAGACTATTGAACCATCTTTCTCAACTTTGTAATCAACCCACAACAAAGCGTTACCGTTTTCGTCTTTAGGCACTTCAAATTTCCAGCCATTATCGATATAGAAACCTAAACAGCCGTCCACATGATAGAGACCAACATCAAGACGCTTACAGACAACTCCTTCTGACTCCATATTATTTTCACAAGTACCATCACCATAGATGTTAGTAACCGGCGATGCTTTTTTAATGAATCCATTTCCATCAACAGCTGTATTTAAGTTGTGCCAGATAAGTTTATGTCTAGTCCAACCTTGCCGTAGATCTCCGCATGATACGGATAGATGATTTTCAGTGGATGCCATATTAAAAGCAGCATAGACATCTTCTGTTCGGCACCATATTGACGGACCCCATGCTGGGGTGAACCACCCTTCCCCGTTTTCGCTTATTGGAGACAAGTTCCTAAAGGCTATAAGACCGCGTTCTCCAATCTCACTAAGAATAGGATTAATATTTTTGGTATCAATACGCTTATATCCCTGCCAGGCACCACCGATCCCCCACTCGCCATTTAACAGAACTTGGTCTTTATTGGCACCGATGTTAGCTGTTGCCGCGGACCCAAGCCCAAGATTAGAGCGTGCAGTTGCTGCATCCTTCGCGCCAGTCCCTCCCTGCTGGACGCTAAGCGCTGTAGTTAACCCCGACAGTGATGTGATATCGCTATTGGCCCCCTTATTGGCTTTATTATTTAACGAGGATGTAAAGCTATTCCAGGCCGGGCCGGTGTAGGTGCTGCCGTCAGGTAGCGTTACAGTAATGTTTCCGGTGCCGCTGAATACCTGTTGCCAGTTGTTTTTATCGAGGTTCAGCCCGCGCAGGGCTTTAGCTGTCTCTGAGGCCAACTGGGCGGTAATGGTGTTCATCGCATCGCGCGGGACGGCATACCATGCTGCGCCCGCCTGCGTTGGGCCATCGTAGGCTTTAATCAGCGTCACCTGTGTGGCGCTGTCCATCGTTTTCACTGGCAGCGTATAGGTTACCCCGCCAACGACGCTCACGATAAAATCACCGGCTTTCAGCTCAGTGTTAAAAGCCGTTCCCGCCCCCTTCACTACAGCGGAGTTATTCGTTAGGGTTAGAGTGCCTGCTGGCATGATGTTCTCCTGAAATTTAGCAATAAAAAACCGGCTCAATGGCCGGTTTTTAGAAGTAGTGATCAGCGTTTATAACCATTAGTGGCATCTGGGACGAATACCATCGCGTTGATACATTCCATTTCGTCTGTATTTTACGCCCTGAATCAGCGCGCCAAAATTGCACCGCCGATCCGTTAAATCTATAGCCACAACTGTAATAGTTATAATACCCCCCGCTCATTTCCGAGTTACCGCGCATGAATGCATTGACGGCAAGGGGTATCATGGGCCTCGGAATTCCTGTTTCAACTAAATCATCGGGATTCCTACCGACGTTTACTGATCGCCCATCCCATAACAAAGGTTCGCAATCACTCGTAAATGTATTATTCCCAGTGTCATTTTTAATCACCATACCGTAACCGCTGGGTGTTGGCGGGTAATACCCACTATTCATAATCACCACTTGTACGCTAGCAGTAGTTCGGAAAGGTTCGCCACTCCCATTATCACGCGATACCGTTAATTCGTTATATTCAACTGAGTGATATACCGACACGCCTGGATCATCACATCGAACATACACAACTTTCGTGTTGTCATTTTGAACAGTCGGCAAAGTCCATTGCCCGTTGATTGTCACTACCCCTTTCCACGCAACAAAACCAAGCCGCTGCGCACTGTTAATACTCATCCAGTCAACTGAGTTTTGGATCATAATTCCGTAAGTCCCGGAAACTGATTGCGGAGTCTGAACCTGATATATGCTGAACTCGGTAAAAAATGCCTGATTGTTTGCCGAGGAAAAATCAACGATGATTCTATTCTCATCGGTTCGCCAACCCGTGATCCCTCCGTAAAATGGCGGATTGGTCGAGCTACCAAAGATATAGCCTGTCTGCCCAACGATAAACACCGGGTTCCCCGGAACATAATCCGGGGGAGTATATATCTTCTGTCTATTTCCATCGGCCCACGGCTCTTTATCGTTGGCTAACAGCGATGGGCTATTCACTGCTGCCAACTGTTTACCATTCACTACCAGCCCATAGGCCATATTAAAGCCTCCCCATCCGCACCCTCAGATTTCCGCCTGCGTCATAAACGTTAATCTGATCGCCGCGTATCTCCATGCGTCCGTTGCCGTCGCCGCCGTTGATTTGTATCCGGCCAGCACCAGCGCCACTTTTATCAAAACGCCATCCGTTGGTAGCATTGAAATCGTCAGACTGAAGAAACCCGCTGATTTTGCCGTTAGTAATGGCCGCATCCGCAATTTTTGCAGACGTGATAGACGCGTTCTGAATAAAGGCGTCACTGATAAACACCTGCCCATCGATTACGGCGAACGGCGAATACTGTTTATCGCCACTGCCGCTCATCAGCACGAACTGATTAGCATTGAAGCCAATGCGGGTAATGACTGGTTTCCCGATTTCCGCCAGAACAGCGATCGACATGCCAGCACTGTAGAAAACGTCATTGATCCGCACACCGGCTTTCAGTGTGTGAATTGCCGTTGCGCCATCAGCGTCAACCGTGGCCGTCAACTTATCCTCCAGCACCGCAGTAACGTCATCGATTTGCGCCTGCACCTGGGTGCTTAGCTCCGCCATCGCTTTGTCAACTTCCGCTATGGTGGTCTTTACAATGAGAATATCAGCACGCACCGTCCCGTATTGCGCCCACTGATGCTCCACCGTGGCGTTGTTGGCCAGCGCGTTCTGGATAATGGCTTCAATATTTGTGTCAATATCACCGGTCAGCCTGTCGCCGTCTTTGTCCGTCAGAAAGCCATCGCCAATGCTTTCAAGGTAATCGTCAGCGTTCGCGTTGGATTGCCCCTTAATCCATCCGGTCCAGTCACCTATATTCCCGGTCCTGTCCTGCAGTCGTGCGCGGAACCAAAACTCCTGGCCCGCCTTCAATCCGGTCATGGTGTGGGTATGCAGCGGATACGGAATATCGGCCAGCAGCATCGCGTTGTCGCCGGCAGCGTTGTCCGCATAGTGGATTTCGGTTTTCAGCGTATCCTCTGCGCCAGATGGAAAGCCCCAATCCAACTGGATACCCCACAGTAGGGGAGATGCTTTGAATCCCACCGGCACCGGCGGCTTGCCTTCTTTCCCCTTCAGATAGGTTTCCATCGATGTCGCCCAAACAGACGAAATATCGCTGGCGTTGATGGCCCGCACGCGTACCAGGTAGCGACCGGCATAAATACCAGGTACTTCGAAACCCAAAGCTGATGTCCGCGGGACTGATACCCAGTTACCGTTATCTTTCCGCCACTCAGCCTCATACGCTATCGCGTTCTCCACCGAGCCCCATGCTGCTCGCATCGTTGTGATGGCGATCCCCTGGCTCACAGAGGAATAGCTTTCTATGGTGATATTTTTCGGTGGTGCCTGGACGCCCGGAGGAATAATTGAGATAGGGCGATCATCGATACGCGCCCCCGTATCAATCCGGGCATATTTGTTTGGATCGTGCTCTGTCGCGTTGATAGTGAAAGTATTGTCACCGTTATCAGCAATACCCACGACGCGATACAGCTGGACGGCGAGATCATCCGCATCTATCGACCAGGCTGATTCCGGTACCGGTGTTTCGCTGTAATCGGTCGTGACGGTAACAACGCACTCATTCACAGCCTGCACGGTACGCGCCTGTGCCTTGCCGGATGGCAGATTAACAATCAGGCGATCACCCGCTTTGGCACCTGGCTTTCTATCCAGCTTCACCTTGCGGCCGTCCACACTACTGATGCGGCCACCGATAACCCTACCAGCGACCATCTGATCCGCAACGCCAACAATGTGCCCAGGCATGGGGATCATGCCATCCAGACCGACAGAAAACGTTACCGCCCTGTCTTTGCTATTTGTCAGTAACGCCCAACGGCCACGGCGGTTGGCCTCACTTTGGCGGGTACAGCCGATTGCTGTTAACTCCGTCTGGTTAACGTCATAGCGACGAACCAAATCATTATCAAAAACGGCTTCAATCGCGTCGGCATAATGGTTGGCAGGATCGGACCAACTGACCATCGCAGTGCTATAGCGGGTACGCTCACTTGCTGACGAGTAGGTAAATTTGCCATCAATGACGTTGGCACGGGTGTAGGTGATATCCATATCACGCGGCATATCTGCCAGGGCAACCATTTGGTTCCGCCCCCAATAGGTCATGCCACGAAAGATGCCGGCTAAATCGCTCAGGACGGTCCAGGCATCCTCACGCGATTGAATGTAAACGTTACAGGTGAAACGCGGCTCGGTACCGTCGCCACCACGTCCGTCAGGCACAAGCTGATCGCAATACTGCGCTATGCGGTACAGCTCGGATTCGGATACCTGAGAAGAATCGATGCGATCGCCAAGGCCAAAGCGCTCAGCCAAAATAATGTCGTAGAACACCCAGGCTGGATTATCGCTGTAGGCCCACTTGAAGCCACCGGTCCAAACACCGTTATAGCTTCGTGTTTCTGGGTCATAGTTATCCGGTACGCGGATCACACGTCCACGAGGCTTGCAGCTGATTTTCGGTATGTTCGGGAATTGCTTGGAGTCAAATTCCACATATAGCAGCGCGGTGTTCGGATAACGCAACTTGGCATCAATAATTTCGGTCAACGCCTCAATATTCATGCGGTCAGCAATTCTGGCGCTGTTCGCATTCGGCGTCAGGCGGCGCACGCGCACCTGCCAGCCGGTTCTAGCTTTCGGCAAATTGATACGGTGTGAACGTTCATACAGCGAGGTAGTTTTATCGTCGATTGCAGCCGTTAACACTTCCTGATAGCTGCCACCATCGGTCGCTATATCGATCGCGTACTCAATGCGATAGCCGTTTACATCACCGTTATCAGCCTGTGATTGCAGCATCGGCCAACCGAAGCGCAAGCGAATAGCAGACAGTTGCAGATTTGACACTGCTCGTACCCAGGGGGGACCGCTTTTCAATTCGGTACTGATGGCGATCTCATTCTCAACCGATGGGATGCCCTGGATATAATCTTGTGCCTGGGTACCTGGCCGAAATTCCCAGCGAAAACCGGGAAAGTTCTCAGTCCCGTCACTGTTTAAAACTGAAGTGCCATCAGCATAAACATTTGTGCCATCCAGTCGACCGGCAAACTCACCTTCTCCCAGCGAGAACAGCATTTTGGCTCTGGAGATGGATTGAACACTGTCTGGAGACTCAACAGGCGTGTGGCCACCGCCGCCCCCGCCTTTACGGCCTTTAATCGTTACATTGCCCATATTGCACCCATAAAAAAACCGCCATTTAGGCGGTCAGTTGGTTAGAGTATTCTATTAATCCCAATGCTCGTTATCTGCAATTATTTGCAAGGTGAAGGCTATATGTTTTTTCTGATTATCTGAAAAAGAATGCCATATATCTCTAAGCTGCTTAGGTGCGTAATTCCTCCAGCAATGTACTGGATTACTCTCCATCCACAGCGGATTACTCCAATCCTTAGCATCAAATTTGCAGTAATCTTCCACCTCTTTTTTTAGTTGTTTTATTTTATCATTATCGTTCTGGAGTGAGTTATTTCCCCCTCTGATAATAACTGCACCTTTCAATATCTGCATATATCACCTATTGCTGGTCTTCGGTATAAATGCCTGCAGAGATAATAGCCCCGCCGATCTCACGTGTGCCGTACAGCACACCCACAGGATTACCCTGCGCGGTTGTATTCACCGGGCCACCAAAGGCATAGCTTGGTTTGTTGTCCTGGTCCTGTCGCGTTCGCAAACCACCCATCTGCGGCGAAAGCATCTGAACAATCCCACCAAGGGCCAAAGATGCACCGGTCATGGCCGCAATGCCGGTGGCGCCACCAGCACCAAATGCCCCCATAGCTCCTGCGGCAGTCCCCGCAGACACATACATAGCAACAGCAACAAGCGCCACCCCCAGCACGGTCTGGAATACGCCAGCGCGTTTACTGCCGATAACTACAGGCACCAGATGAATATCTTCCGAGCCTTTCGTCAGTTCCAGCTCGTCCTGGCCAATATTACGCTTTCCAACAAAAATGGCAAAGGTCAGCCCCCGCTTATGGGCTTCCAGCATGTAGCGCTCAAAACCCGGTAGAAGGTTCTTCATTGCATCAATTGCTTTTGGCACACTAAGAGCACGATACTTAAATTCACGTCCAAATATTTTTACCATTGGGCCATGAAACTGAATAGTTCGAAGTGGGGCTTCGGTAAATGCCATGTAACCTCCAATAAAAAACCTCGACTAGCGAGGTTATGTATTTTGTTGAATGTATTAATAAATCAAAAAAATCAAATGTCACTCTTTATCTTTTTAATCTCTTCTTCAAGAGCAATCTCAAACTCCTTACCCATTTTTTTGTCCATACTCTCTTTAATAATACTAATAGTTGGTGAGTTCGTTACCATCACAGAAAGCGCTGTGTGTTTAGGCATTTCCTTATGCAGCGCCATAGCCATTACAGATATCGCGGCTCCATTCAGCTCTTTTTCACCATTGGCATTCTTAATAACTATATCTTCCGTGTTTAACCCTGGTATTTCTGGCATTTTCATTTTTGTCGTGAATTCTGAAACATCACTTCCACAGTGCTTACATTTCACTGCATCACGATTAATATCCTCGGCACAGAGAGGGCACTTAACCATAGTATAAGATGGGATGGACTTGCAAAATATAGTAATAAGCAAACCACAAAGTGTTATAAGTCCACCAACAATAATATAATTCTGCTTCGATGCCATTAACCCAATGTTATTAACTCGACCGCCATATCCAGTCGCAATGCTTGTATCCATATTCAAAGCCACAAGCAACCATATAACACCAACAGCTAAAATGAAGAAACCTGCATTTCTCATTTAATTCTCACCCATATAGACTAACAAGTGACCGCATATTAGCAGATATGGTAAAAACAATAAATTTATACATTCAAGATATTATACCTAACGATTTTCACAGTTCGCTCCTTCCAGTAACCACCGTAGGGGACCCGCTGACTGAGCATACCGTACATGTGGTGCAGCAACATGCCATCTTCCAGCAGAATACCGGCGTGGTTCGCTACTGGTGCCGACACCTGCATGATCACCATATCACCCGGTAACGGCGGCCCGTCGAACTCACGAAAACCACATCCGTGCCAGTTGTCCATATAGAGGTTTTCGCCTCGCTCCCACCACGGATAATCGACGCGGTAATCCCGCAGTTCAACGCCATGTTGCTGCCGGAAATAACTCATGACCAGCCCCCAGCAGTCCGTATGACCCAGCACAAACTGGCGGCCCACCAGCGGCAGATCACCGCGAGGCATGATTGTGCGCAGGTCACCTTCCGGCCAACTGGCAATGGCCCAGGGCAACTCTAACGCGTCACACTGTGCCTTATCCAGCTCGCTCGGCTGTGTGGTTGCATCAGGGTGGCTGTGTACAATCATTGTGACCGTGCCCCACTCCGATGCTGTTACATAGTCCTCTGGCGCCAGGTGAAACTGTTCAGTGGGGTTTTCGGCCAGGTTACGGCAAGGAAAGTAACGTTCAACGCGGGATTTCTGCGCCACGATGCCGCAACATTCACGCGGATATTCAGCTTCAGCGTGCGCCATAATGGCCGCTATGGTTTTCTCTTTCATGTATCCCCCTACTGCCGGATTAATGAGGCGCCGGGGAACCCGCCAAACGGCAGCGGTTCATTCTCACCAAAACGTTTTTGGCAATCACTCAGCAGGCCGCCGCAACGGTCCTTGCTGGGATCGTCAACCGGATTGCCCTTGTCGTCAAAATATCGGGTGCCGGCATAATCGCAGCCTTTACCGGTTCGGTACCAGCCACGGGAACACCAGGTACATAGACTATGAATTTGCCTGGTCGGGATACGCAACCCCCGCAGGTCCGCCGGGCTCGACAGTTCAAACTCAACCGATTCATCGCTTTCCGTTGCCTTGCGATCGATGTAGAAGACCTGCAGCTTTTCCTGTACCGGATCAGCTGTAGGGTTTCCTTCTGGAAAATTACGGGCATCCAGATAGTGAACTAACGTATCGTGGATCAGAACTTTGGCCTGCGCCATATCCTCAAACTGGAGGCAAAGCGCAGTGATCAACCCATCAAGGTTAGCCACCGTTAGCTTTGGCTCGGTGCTCTGGCTGTCTGAGGATATTTCCAGTCCCTCAACGGTAAACGGCCACGGACCATATTCCTTTCCTTGCCACCATATTGGCTTCGCCGGCAGCTTAGTTTCATCACCGCCAGCAGCAGCCAGTTCTTCCGGCGTATAGGGCAGCGTGTCACAGTGAAAACGCAGAACATCGGTACCAAACTTTGTACCGTCCACTTCAATGAGGCGAATGCGGTTGCCCGGCTCCAACTTCTGCAGGTCTGAATTCAGCATGATTATTTCCGATTAAACGTGGAAGGCCTCTGTGAAAGTGGCCGTCAGAGTGTAATTTTCCCCGCCCATCGCGACAGACTTATAGCCTTCACAACGGTACAGGCCGGGGACGTTGGTTGGCGGGGTCCACTGAAAGGATTTAACCCCCTGGTGAGTTTCGAGGAAGGCAACAATTGGCGTGATATAGTCATATTTACCAATAAAGGTCAGGTCCCATGAGCGGATAACCGGGTTAATCCCATCCCCTGAAACCTGCATGTAACCATCACCAAACTGTGCTTTCCGGATGCGGAAACGGGTATCACCGGCGGCATTAACCCGCGCTGGGAAACCAAATATCTGAATGGCCATTACATCCCCTTGATTGCTTTCCAAATAGGCTGGCCGGGCTTAAGATTCCGGTTGATGACCTTCTGGCTTTCCTGCGCGGCGATGTTGCCCATCTGTTTGCCGAACTCTTCCCAGTCTGGATCTGCCTGTGTGCTGGCATTGCCGCCGCCTTCGATTGTGATGTACACAATCGGTGCTGCTGCTGTCTGCTGCGGAGCCCCCATTGCTCGGACACCCAGTGAGCCATCAGCGCCACGCTTAAGCGGCATAATAGCTTCTGGCCCCGCTTCGCCCATCAGCCCAGCCCCTTTGGCAAACGCAAACATTGTGGGGCTGCTGACCACCTGGCCACTGTAGGAACTCAGGGACGGTGACGAGTAAACGCCGCCCTTGGCGTTGGCGAACATCGGCACTTGCCCCGGATCATTACCGCCGGGTGAGAAGAAACTCATGCCGGCTTTCAGCGCGTTAAACATCGCCATTTTGATCAACATGCTGGATAGGTCGGTTAGGACAGATTTGGCGAAGTCGCCGAAACTGGCTTTGCCTGTGGTGACAAAGTTGGTCAAGGTGCTGGCCATACCGTCAAACGTTCTGGTGGTCACATCTTTCACCTGGCCATAAACGTTACCGGCATCTGCCGCCCAGTCCGTCATGCCCTTCTTCAGCCCAGCGCTGTAATCCCCCTCGATAGCCGCCTTTTCCTGCGCGGCATTACGAACGATATCCAACTGGCGCTGCTGTTCGCTGGCGAGAATGACCGTCTGTTGTACATACTGCTCGGACGCTTTGTCCGTCACTTCCTTGTCCAGTTGCAGGCGGCGCTGATGGAACGACTCCCTGACCTGCTGTTCTGCCACCATCTGATCGTAAGCAGCGGTAGACAGGGTCATCTGCGCATTCTGGTTTGCGTATTCCTGCTGTTTCGCGGCGGTTTCCATCACCATGCTGCGGGTTTGTTCCAATAGTTTTTTGCCAATCTCCCGCTCACGATTGGCTTTCTCCAGTGCCGCGTTTTCTGTCAACTGAGCACGGATCTGATCCTGCATGGACAGAAGGCTTTTTTGCCCGGTTGTCAGCTTCTTGCCCTGCAGGCCGGCAATCTCCTGATCAAAAGCCACCAGCTTTTTCTGCGCATCGCTCAGCTTGTCGGTGTCCTGCGCCTGGGCGCGTAATACCGCGGATTGCTCCCGTAGCTGTTGCAGGCGACGCACGCCTTCACTGTCGCTATAGCCAGCTTTTGTCTTCTCGCCATACTGCTTGTTGATGCCTTTCAACGCCTGCGCGTATTCATCAGCCGACAGCTTGCCGGCCTTATACTGCGCGGTAACCACTCCCGTCAGCCTGGCCTGCTCTTTTTTCGGGTCCGTCCCGGCCTTGATCGCAGCGGCCACCTCGTTTTGCGTCTTGATCAGCTCGCGGGCTTCGTCCTGCTCCTGCTGTTGGCGCTTATACAGCTCATCGGCGGTTTTCTTCATCTCCTCGGCCGGTGCATTGCTGATATCCAGCTTCACACCCTGCGCCAGTGCCTGCGCCTGCGCGGTCTTCATCTGCGCCTGACTGATGATGTCAAACGCGGACGCCACTTCGTTCTTCAGGGATTTCCAGATCGACGTCAGGCCGCCGACGCTGTTTTCCTGCTCGGTGACCTTCCCCTTCACATCATCCAGGTATTTCTGCTGCAGAAGCGCCGTTGCCTCGCTGGTTTTACCCTGGCGTGACAACGTGGCGATATGTTCGATAAACGTGGTATTGAGCTGAACCCCCTGATTGGTCAGTGCCTCCAGTGCTTTCAGCGGCTCGCCCTTCAAGCTGGACAACTGCGTGACCAGATCGTCGGAGGACATGCCCAGCTCATTCATCCGGGTCCCGAGTGATGCCACCTCTGTCAGCATGTCACCGCCGAACCCGGCGCCAGCAGCACTGGTTACGGCTTTAACGGCATTTTGGGTGCTGCCGAGGGTCAGGGTCAGCAGTTGCAGATCGTTGACCGTCATAATGGCTTGATTACCGCTCTTCTGCAGGGCTGCGTTGAATCCCTTTGTCTCAGCCTCCGCATTTTGATAAGCGGTATATAACGCCGTCGCACCAGCAACAGCGGCCATAATGCCCAGCCCAACAGGGCCCCCCAGCAACGCCATTGCACTCTTCAGCAGATTGGTGCTAGCTGCGGCTGCCCGGGCAGAGAACGACACTTCCTTATTTGCCGCACTGATTTGAGTCAAAGAGGAAAGCAGGTTGGTTTTACCCTGAGCCTCAGCAATGTCAGCCGCCAATACTGCTTTTGATGCCTGTGCCATCTTGCCTTTGGCACCAACCTCGGCAATGTTAGCTTCACGTACCTGCCGATTAATATCGGCGTACTCTTTTTGGTAACTGACCGACAAGCCGTAAAGCTGATTTTCCTGTGTCTTGGCCGCATAGAATCGCGCCATTTCCTGCGCCTGTTCACGGGATGCCTGTGCTTGCTCTCGGGTACGTTTCGCTGCTTCAAATTGCGCTTGAGCCTGCTGGCGGGCGGATTGCGCTTGTTCAATCTGCCCCTGAGACGCTTTCTTAAACTCAACGGCCGCCTCTTTCGCCGCCTCACGCTGGGCCTCCCAGCCGCTGCTCAACCCTTTAAAACCGGTGAACGTGCGATCGAGCGTCGGAATTAACGCGTTGGCCAGCGTGCTGACCGCGATATTATTACCACCAGCCAGCCCGCTGATCACCGTCCGGAGCTGCTCAAATCCCCCCTGGCTGGCGTTCAGGGCACCACTCAGCGTGTTAAGCTGGCCACCGGTGCGTTTCGCCTGGTTACCAATCTGGTTTAACGCCTCGGTGGTCTTCTGGCTTTCCTGCTGCGCTTTCCCCGTAAAGTTTTTGGACGCACTTTCCGCCGTCCTGAATGAATCGACAATTTGAGATTTAAAACTGGCGGAGTTCAGGTGCAGCGCTACCGCCAGAGTAGCTACATCGGCCATTACATGAGCGCTCGCATAACGGCAGCACACTGTTCATCAACGTCAGATGAAACAGGGGCTGACAAGGTGACGGGGGGCGGAACAGCGGGATCGGACGACGCCTTATCCACCAGCGAATAAAACGCCTCCCAGTGCCGGATAACCGGTGCCGGGAGCGCCATAATTTTTCGTATATCCGGCTCACCGAAGCGATCGGCCAATTGATAAATCAGCCACAGCCACGGTGAGTGGGTCAGTTTTTTTCGGCCTCCTCCAGCGTGCCGTAGCTGTGGCTCTGGATAGCGCGAATTGCATCAAACAATGCTGCGTTATCGTGAGCGGACAACAGCTCAGCCGGTGAAGGCAGATCAGACGCAGGCACTGATTTGCCCTGCTCATCAACCAATGCGGAGAGGATCAACTGAGCACCCAAGAGAGTTGCTGCTTTTTGGTCACTCTCAGTCTGGGCCTTACCCAGTGCTTCGTCATAATCCATCAGTTCACAGACCGTCAGGCGGCGGATATGTACCGGCACGCCAAACAACGTATGGGCAATTGCCGTATTGGCCGATTGAAGTAGCGCATTCTTGAGGCTGAAACTTTTCTTCTGTGACATGAAATTCCCTTATTTAACGGTGATAGTGGCCGCTGCGCTGTTTACGGTGTCGGCCCGTTCAGCAGACAACACCACGCGATACGTACCGGCATCAGCCGCCACAACAGAGTTTTTGGTATAGGTGGCAGCAGTAGCACCGTTAATGTCGGCGCCGTTCTTCTGCCATTGGAATTTAACGGGCTTGCCGTTACTGGAGGTAGCCGCAACAGTCAGGGACAAATTGCCCCCGACCGCCAAATCAGCGTTTTTCGGCTGGGTAGTCACGCTGATCACACCTTTGGGGCCACGGCTCCCCAGGTGTTGCTGTTCTGCTTGCCCTGCACCGTGATCTGAATGACCTCACTCGCGGGCGCGGTGATCTCATTCATTTTCCAGCCGGACAACGAAAGAATGGAGGTTGATGTGCGGCCGTTCGGCAGCTCGACATAGAACTGCACGGTTTCTCGGTTGTCTGCTGCGGTAAGGAATGCCGCAAAATTTTCATCTGCAGGATTATCGATAAATCCAATGGATTTTTCAGCGCCCTCAGGCAGATCGGAAATAAATTGCTTGGTCGTGTCGATCAGCGTGGTGCAGTCAACAAAGCTGCCGGTTTGCCCCATCTCACCGACCGCCTTACAGTTGGTCAGCGCTTTCATGGTGGCGGCGGCTGCCCCGACCGCGCCCCATTTCACAACCGTGCCAGCGGGTAGCATGGCGTATTCTGGCGAAGTTTTATCAGCCATAATTCCTCTCTTAAATGATTGTGGCAGCGGTCGCTACCGGTTTTCGATGCCGTAGCGGAGTTCTGCCGCCAGGATGCGTAACACTTGCGTTTTGTTGTAATCCAATGCCGGACGGATAAACGGATCGGCCACCTGCTTCACCGTGCCGAATTCCTGCGCCAACGCCTTCATGTGATGCTTTTTGCTGGGGCCAACTTTGAAGGTAATCACCGTCAAATAGCGAGGGTCTTGCATGCGGCTTGTGCTGCGGATTTTAATGTCATCCCGCATGTGTGGCCCAGCGCTACTCTCATCAAACCCGGCATGCTGCTTCATGTCCTCCAGCACCGGCTCCAGGGCAGCGCGGCCTGCATCACGCAGAACCTTAACCGCCTCATCCCCCATCGCTTTAAGCTGACGCTCCAGCGCATCAAGGCCGGTGACGTTGATACTGATCATGTCGCGTCCTCCGGGTAACAGATGATGTAATCACGCACAAGTCGGTACTGGATGCTGTTGTTGGTCAGCGTGGTGGCACCTTGCAACATTGTGCCGCGTGTCACCGTCTGAACCGGCCAGCGGCCAATGTGCCCGTGTTGAATGCCTTCCCAATCGGCGCTGATGGCCTTATCCAACTCAAGCAGGCGGGCGTAATCGTCGATCACGTACAACGAAACCTGGAAGCGTCCTTGTACCAGCGCGGTACTGGCCAGCCCGGCATCAAATTTAGGGTCGGTGATTTTTTGGTATGTCACCCCTTCCTGCTCTGGGTCGGGCAACAATAGCGGGTACGCCGGCAGGCTGGTTAATACCTCCAGCGCCGCTTTGATTTCATACTCGATCATGGCGGGTATCAGCCTCCGCGGTAATCAGTAATCGGTCTGGCTGGGTCGTATCAGCGGCACGGACGGTAAAAAAGCGGCCCTTCAGCTCAACACGCCAGTCAGTTTGCACATCACGACGTGGCCGCAGGGTAAACAGCATGGTCTCTACTACCTGTCCCTGCTCACCCGTGCGAATTTTACGGTTAGAGATCGGTTCAGCCCCCGCCCATACCTCCTTCACAAATTCGAAGGAATTCACCGGGGTGCCGGTCTGTTCATTGCGGATAGTGACGGGACGAAAAAGCCTGATGCGGTTGCGAAGTTTGCCAGCTTCCATGATGCCCCTTACAAATTGATAAAGCGGTAAGGTTCAAGCAAAGACTTAAACCCGGATGGCAGAGCCTGTGATTCCCTATTTTCGTACCAGAAGCCTACGGCAAGCATGATGGCCAGCTTGATATCATCGGTAATCACGAGCCCGTCACTGTCATTTTCTGGCACTGCCTCTTCGTGCAGTGTGCGATTGATATAGTTTTCCGCCCGCGTCTTTGCAGCCCCTGCGTATGTTGTCAGCAAGCTGTCCTCTTCATCACCGTCGATCCGGCACTGAAGACGTAATTCGTCAATGGTTGGCTTCATGTCCTGCTCCATGCCCGCAACCCAATGGCCGGATTGCGGGCATAAAAAAACCGCCGAAGCGGTAAACGATTTTCTCAGTTTGAATTAACCGCCAGCGGCTGGCTTGCCTACCAGCGCTTTGATGGCGGCGGTATCTTCCAGAATGCAGTCGAAGCGGTGGAATGCCAGGAAGCCAGTCTGGTCAAATTCTGCATAGCGCTCGGTCAGACGCTTCAGCACCATGTAGGTGACACGGCGGAGGATGAAGCGATCGAAGTCACCGCAGAAAATGAACTTCTTACCTGCGCCCACATCTGCAATCGCCTGATCGATAACATACGGCACCTGAAGAACGGTCGCCGGGGCACCGCCGATGATGGACGGCAACCACAGCGGACGTCCTTGGCCATCTTCCATCTCTTCCACCAGCTTCAACGTGGCATCGTTGAAAGCCCAGCGGAATTTCGGCCCGTTGCGGTACGCAGGATCAATGCTGTGTTTCAGTGCGTTCATTTCCTTCCAGGTGAACTTGTCCGCCGCCGCTGCGTTGACCGTGCCGGTAACGGAGGCTTCCAGCCCTTTCGGCTGCAATGGACTGCCAACCCCCGAACCTTGCACCAGATAACGCGCTTCACCACGGCCAATACGCTGGGCGATACGGCTGGCCAGGTAAGCTTCCATATCAATACCGCTGTCTTGAAGCAGCTCGTTCGACACGCGGATAATTTTGGAAGACAGTTTTTTGGCACCCAGGGTAGCACCACCAAATTCGGTATCCTCTTCGGAGGCCGCTTTGTTTTCCCCCAGCAGTTCGCCTTCTTCCGCAGTGCCGTCCGCCGTTGCCCAGGCGATATCCTGCCCGTTGGAGGTGTTGAGGATCTGCGCCACGCCGGCAATACCGCCGTAGGCTTTCATGGACTCAACAACTTTGTTGAGGAACTGGGTCGGCACGGTATAACCGCCCTTTTCATCAGGGGCGGTGCCCTGAGCACGCAGTTCACGCAATGCCTGACGCTCTTCGGCGCTCAGCTCACCTTGGCCGTGACGCATCCAGCGGTCAAACACTTGTGCTCGCTTGTCCTGCTCCTGCCCCTCTGGACCCTTTTTCTTCAGTTCCTGGCGCTGCTCTTCGTTATTTTCATCAACGAATGACTGATCCAGAGAACGAAGGGATTCCTCCCGTTCGATTTTTTCGTCGATGTTTTGCAGCTCACCCTGCGCGTTTTTCCACTCAGCGCGCTGTTCATCGGTCCAGGTGGTATCACCGATTTTGTCATGCAGCGCGCGCATATCGGTGGCGATGGTGTTACGTTTTTGCTTCAGTTCGTGCAATTTTTTCGCAGACATAGTCATTCCTTACGCATTAATTAAAGTCAGCAGACGCTCGCGCGCCATTCGTTGGTTTACGGCGTTGGCGATCGCGCTACTGTCGCGTGCCTCCTGCCAGGCTTTCATGGAACGGACAGCAGAGTCAGCAGCCTGATAGGCCGGGTAGGTCACCGGGCTGACGTCATACAGCCGTGAGAATTTGTGGATCTCGCGAATTACCACGCCTTCTTCATCCTCGTACCAGTGATCGCCATCGCGGGCGACACGGAACGCAAAAGAAGACTGATTGATGTCACCGCGCTGCATAGGCGCCAGCACCAGATCGCGAATAGTTTGTGTGTCCGGGGCCTCAATGTTGTATTGCAACCCACGCTCATCGACAGAAACCTTAAGCGTTCCCGCTGTGCTACGCCCCAGGATGAAATTGGGGTCATGGTTAAACAGTCCACGAACATCATCATTCAGTACGTCATCGAAGGCGCCAGGCTTGATAATTTCGCGAAAGCCCCAGAGCGGTTCGGAGCGGGTATTGAACACTGAGCCATAACCGACAATGCGCGTCGGCTGGTTTTCCTGCTGTTCGGCGCGCACCTCACCGCTGTAACAGCGCATTTCTCTGTCACTCATCGGTTATTTCCTCTTTGGTTTTATCGTCGAGTTTGAATTTTGTCGGGTTAGCCGCATTAACGCTGACCAACATTTCATCCAGGCCATCTACCGGGTTCATGTCTTCAAAGACCCTGGCCTCATTCCGGCTCATCCAGCCGTCAGTAATGGCAAAGTGGTAGAATTGCGCACGCTCCTGCGGGGTGCCTCGCATCAAACCGGCCAGGTTAAACCGCACGTAATAACCAGCGACACGCTCCGCACGGGTAAATAATCGGCGATTAAGCTCCTGCTCCCAGTTGGCAACCCAAGGCATGATGGTGTAACGCACAAACTGGATCGCCTGTGATGTAATGTTGCTGAAGGTAGCTTTTTCCAAATCGTTGATCATGTGCGCTGGAACGTTAAAAATCCCGGCAATCATCGAGCGGTTCAACTTCATCATATCGATCAGCTGAGCATCGACAGGCGACACAGTAAGTGCCTGGTAATCCAGATCTGCGGGAAGCAGCAGGGTTTTATTCTCCTGACTGCGTAGCGCTTGAGCCGCTTTTTGCCAGAGTTTCTTCAGCCGCTCCCACCCTTCTGCTTTCAAATCACCTTTAACCGACACGATGCCCGCTGGCCGAGCGTTACCACTGAAGAATGAACTGGTGTATTTCTGCCCACTCATTCCCATACCGATGGTTTCGGCATGCTGCATGATGGGGCTGAGGCCCATTTTCTGATTATTCCCCAGCGCCCGGATGTGGATCATGTCGTCGGGGCTGATGGCAAAGCTGCCTTCTTCGTTATAAACACCGTAGGTATGGCGCCCACCGGTATTCAACAACGTCGTTTCCCACGGCATGCAGGCATCAAGCTTTGTGACCTCTCCCCGGCGGGAACGCTGGACGCGGGTATAGCCGTTACCCCATCCCAAAACATGGCGCTGCTTGAGCTCGCGCCATTTGTAGCTGGTCTGCCAGTCATTCGGTTCATCGTGCACAAGGTAAAAAACAGGATGATCTCGGGCGGCTTCGACCTTATTACCCGTCTTGCGCATGACGTGCAGAGGCATTTGCGCGACGTTGGAAGACACCACGTAGATACAGGAATACACAGCTGCGAGTTTCATTGCAGTTTCAGGGCTGACATAAACGTCCGAGTTAAAAATGCCGTCCGTCTCTGCCATTTCAGCGGTGATCGGGTTTGCTGGGTTTTCCAGCGGTTCATTACGGAATAGCGCATCAAGTATCACGTTTTTCCCCTTCTGGCGGCGATGAGGGCGAATACCAGCAGAGCAGCACCGGCAGACTGTAAAGCGGTTGCCGTGCCGAACTGCAGGTAAATACCGCCCACCAGCAGGCCGAGGCCAGCCAGCCCGATAACATCGATAATTAGTGTTTTCATAGAATTAACAGGTCTTCATCAGGGTCGATAGTGGACAGGAAATCAACCTCACCGCCTCCGTTAACAAGCAGCCGGCTCATGGCAATAAACATGGCAACGGGACCGTCGATCTTGTTTTCTGGAGTGGATTTATTGGGGAAGATATTTTCATTTTTATCCGGTTTGACCGTGATGTTTGACATCATCCAGGTCATAACCGGGTTGCCATCATGGTGCAGGCGGCCTGCGTACACTTTCGCCTCGGCTTCTTTCATGGCCTCAGAAAGATTTTTCACTGTCTGAGCCACTTCTACGACCGGAGCACCTTCAGCCGCTACCGACAACCCGAACTGAGTCGCGCTCCACGGGTCATATGCCAGTTCGTTCATCGAGTCACCACCAGCCCAGGCTAAGGTTTCCTCTTTGATTAACGCATGGTCAACAACGTCCCCGTCGGTAAACTCCAGGTAACCGGCCTCATTCCACTTTTTATACAACTCAGCCTGCTGCCTTGAACAGGCCTCCAGGCGGCCTTCTGGGATCCAAAAGCGTGATTTGGTATAGATATCGCCATTAGGCGCAAGCCAAACCTTAACCGCGGCTGAAATATCAATTTTGTTGGCCAGGTCAACACCAAGCCACATTGGCCAGCTCGCTGAATCTGCACGTTCCCATGAATCACGGCATTTTTCCCAGCGCGCCATATCCATCCACGCCTGCTCACCCTGCACCCAGATATTGAGGTGTTTGGTGAAGAAGTTAACGCGCGCGGACACCTGCTCCTTCGCCTTTTTAGCCAGGCGGCGCATGTCGTCCCAGCGCTTGCAGACGCCCAGGCCGGGATTTGCTTTTGGCCAGTTGGCCTCATCAAAGGGATCATCGTCCTTGTCGAGGGTGTAAATCAGGGCGAAATAGCTGTCATCCTTGATGGATAGGGGGTCAGGGTTATCAAAATTCTGCAATACCTTGATCGCGTAATCTCGTTGCTCGTAGCAAATGCCCTCTTTGTTAAAACCTGCCGTAGTGATAGCGAAAATCAGCGACTGCAAGCGGGCGCCGGTCGCCGTTTCCAGCACGTCCCAAACGTCACGGGTTTTATGAGCATGCAGCTCATCAACGATCCCGCAGTGAATGTTCAGGCCGTCCAGGTTGTTCGCATCGCTGGCCACCGGCTCGAATTTAGAGCCAGAACGTTCCTGGTGGATGTTCAACTTGTTGCTGCCGAACAACCGCCCTAGCGTTTTTGCCGCCAGCTTGATCATCCGTTTAGCATCATCAAACACGATACGGGCCTGATCGCGCGTTGTCGCAGCGGAATACACTTCCGCACCGCCCTCACTGTCGGCGCCGGTCATATAGAGACCAATGCCAGAGGACAGGGTTGATTTGGCGTTTTTACGTGCCACCTCGTCATAGGCGGTGCGGTACCGGCGCACGTACACCGGATCACCGTCATCGTCCAGAACGGTCTCAGACGTCAATTCGTCTATCAGCGGAATAACAAAACCGAAGAGGTTTATCAGAATAAAAATATGCCAATCCATCAGGTCGATCGGCTTGCCGGTCAAGTGTCCCTTCACATGCGGCACGAAATTATAAAAATCGAGAATGTGCTGTGCGCGGCCTTCATCGAAGTAAACACCGCGCTCAGGGCCGTGCTCTATATCATGAAGAAACCGCCGGCACGCCAGGCGCACCAGTTCGCCAGCAACTATTTCGCCAGATACCACGCGCTCGGCGTAGCGGAATCCATCTGCAACGGTTGCCATTCATCATTTGCGCTTTTTAAGGAATTCTTCCAGTGGATCAACCTCAGCCGGGCCTTTGGCACCGACTTTGGATCGGCTTGAAGGGGTCATGCCAAACTCTGACAGCATGGCGCGAATTCTCTTCCAGGCGTCAGCCTTCATCACGGCAGCGGGGTGCGGCTTAATCATTCTGATTTCCCGCTCTTTCCCTTCGTCAGGATCATCTTCGCTGTAAACCGCGTAGGTATAGCCCTCTCGATCGAGCGTGTCGCAGTGGTGCCGGTACTCAACATAGGCCTCGATCAACAATTCGAGGGCCTTGGCATCCAGTGTGGTCATCACGCCGACGGCATCAAGTTCCTCGCCAATCCGTTTAAACCAATACTTGCCCTGCTTATCAAAATGCTTCGGCGTTGGGGGTACCCCAGACGGCGGTTTTGGTTCGTTTTTGTTGATCGCCCGTTTGGATGGGTTCCCCTTCACTAAAGTTAGGTGTGTCGGGGTTTTCGGTGGTCCAGGCATAATCGAAAACTCCTATTAATGACCGCATGGGGGCACCCAAAAAAAGGTTTGCTAACCTGCGGCGGTGTGAAAAGAGGTAAGGCGGCGGTACTTTAGGCCGAGAGGGGTAGAGATTTGATCCCCCCCTCCCCTTGATGATGAGAACCGATATCATTTGATGATGAATGATTCAAATTGCAATCAAATAACAGTTAAATGATATTCATTTTCATTTGCAGTCATTCAGCCAGCCTGCTGTTGCAACTCTGCACCGACCAGCCCGATAGCAACCATCGCCTCACCGCCTGGGTAGTCACTGAGTAGCTTTCGAATAGCATCAATGCATTGCTTCACACTCTGCTGTTGTTCTTCAGGCATAGAGGCTATCAGGCCCTTGAACAGCAATACCGTTTCATCGTCTCGTGTCATCTCATTCTCTCCGTTGCCGTCTTGCGGCGGTGACAGGGCCAGCACAAGCCTTCGAGGTTCGAATCATCATCGGTACCCCCATGTGCTTTTGCCTTGATGTGGTCAACCGTGGTAGCCGCTACAGCGCGACCATTGCGCAGACATTCCTGGCACAGATGATTATCACGCGTCAGGATACGAGCCCGCCTGATTGTCCAGTCGTTACCATAGCCTCGCTCATGCCGGCTCTTACCCTGCTGATGATTTTCCCAGCCTGTGTTTTGGTGGTCTGTACAGTAGCCTGAGCGGTCGGTTGTGGTCTTACGGCATCCATGCTTGCGGCATGCGCGGGGGATTCTGGCTGGCATGGGTTACCTTCCGAGCATGGCCCTATGGATCTTACCGCCAGCCTGCAGCTCTCGCTCAATGATCGCCTGGACTTCACGCTTTATGTAATCCTGTCTTTCATTCGCCAGCTCCGAACTGAGAATGTCGTTGCCAATAACAGCATTCTTGACCTGTGCATCACAGAGGAATACCTGACCTGCACTAATCGTGTAGGTTGACTGGCCAACATACTCGGCTGGTTCGCCAAGGTGCTGAGTCTTCTGGATACGCTCACACAGGTCAGCAATGCGCGTCAGTTGGTTCTCCAGCCCACTCAGGGCTGCACTATCAACGTTAATGCCGAGGGTCATAGTGCCGATACTTTCTTCTGTCTTAGGCTGGTCACCGACGACTGGAACATAGCCACCTTTAACCGAAAGCGTGATCGGGAAGTATTCAGGGATACCGCTAACCGTAGTACGTACACCATGAAGGTCATAACGCGCACTGCCGGCTGGGTTACTTAACTCATAGCCGTCATCGGTGACGGTTAAGCCGAGGTTGCGCATCACTTCTCGCAGAGGTAACTGTTTCATTCCGTTTCTCCAAATAGAAAAGCCACCAGCCTGCCGATGCGCTGGGTGCGCGGTAGGTGCAGAGTGATGGCTTTGGTTATTGTGCATTATCGATGGCCCTCGCAAAGGCCATCTGTAATGCCTATGGTGTTAGCAATCCGCATCCGGTCGGGCAACCGCACGGCAGGCCCACATGCAGGCCTCCTGCATCTTGGTGCGGGCGATAGCCAGGCAGCGAGCAGCCTCATGTGCTTCGGCTGAGTGGTTTCCCGTTTCACATAACTCAGCGGCAACCTCATCGCGCTCAGTTTCGATCAGGCTGCAAAAATGACGGCTAACGCCCTTCAGGCGGTTCATGCGCTCAATGTCGCCCAGCGTTAGGGTGCGATAACCCTTTACAGTGCTGCCATCTTGCGGTTTAGCTTCGTTCATTGTTTTCTCCCGGCGGCTTCCCGCCATTGGTTCAGCGTGGCCACCTGGCCGGCGCAGATTGATAAAGCCGTTTTCAATGCCAACGAATAGCTGCCAGCATCGCCCCATGTATCGCCTTGCAACGTTGGCTGCTCGCAAGGTTTGAATACCGATTCAGGGGGCAACAGGACGATCGGCGCTGGCGGTGATGGTATCCGTTCCGCGCAGGAGCTCAAGAACAGCATCAGGCATGCGCTCAGCAGCACATTTGTTGTTTTTGATCGCATCCTGATATTTCCTCTGGTAAATTTCGCCCCGCTGGCGCAGTTGCTGCTCTCTCTGTTGCTGTTCGGCCATCAGCTTGCGGTTACGGGCGTCCTGTTCCTGCATGGTGGCGATCAGTCCTGACTGCTGCGCCAGCGTCTTTTCCTGCTCGGCCATCTGCTGCCGCGCCAGTTCCAGCCGGTGAGACAGCAATGAGCTATAACCACCCAGGCAGATTGATACCACCAGCAGGAGTAACATGCCACCACCTGCTAATTTACCCGGCCAGCCACTCATGACAGAAACACCTCTCGTTCTGCCGCTCGGCGCTTCACCAGACCAGGCATAACCTTTCCTGCTGAGTTACGCCATTTGGAAAACTCATCCGCTGTACCTTGCACATCACCGGCGTTGAATTTCTTCACCAGCGTTGAGCCAGCAAACGCAGCCCCGCCGATGTTGAACGCCAGCGAAACCATGGCGTCGAACTGGCTCTGTGTCATTGGGCGCTTAATGGCGCTGTTAACCGTCAGTTCGAACACCGCCAGATCATCAGAGAAGAATTGCTCTGCCTGCTCCTGGGTGATTCGGTCGCCCTGCTTAACGCCCTTGGTATGGCCCCAGCCAATTGTCCAAGGTTTTCCACCGGTGCCTGGGTCCGGGTATGCCTTGAGGTGAAGCTGTTCGAAGCCTTTGATGAACTCTCGCCCGACCTTACTTGTTTGCATCCTGATTGCCTCCGCCAAAGCGATTACCAACATAACCAGATAAGAACGAGCTGAGCTTCTTCACGCCGACAAAGCCAATAAACCCGCCGATGCCAACGGTTAAGGCTTTCGGCACATCGAAGTAATCCAGCGCGGAATAAGTGGTCAGTGCAAGCGCACCGCACATTAGCCCTTCGAAAATGGTTTCTTTCCAACTGCTGCCGGAGTAAGCCATTCGCAATACCGCCATCACGATAGCCATGATGACGCCGCCGATCGGCACGTCGCCGCGCCACCACGCTGCGAGAATTTCACTGATGTCCACCCAGCTATGGGGACTGTTTGGCATTTTCATCCCTCCCCCTTGCCGGGGCTTGGCCCGATCTACGGGTGATAAAAACAGAAAAGGCCACACCGAAGTGCAGCCCTGTAATTGTCGCGAGTTATCGCGTTGTAATGTAAGCGTTAAGTGAACGCCGTATTGACGGTTATTTATCGGTGAGAACCACGTTCCATGGCAGCAGTTCGGCCACTTTATTGGAAGGCCACTCCGGCAGCACGCTCAGGATATGGCGCAGATAAGC